TTATATTGTCAGGTACACCCAACGCTTCAGTAATTAATCTTAATTGATTTTCAGTAATTAGAATATTTTTCATACTAATAAATATGTTGGAGTTGTGATTTAACCCACAACTCCTAACATACCGTCTAAGTGGTGATCATTTGTAACATCTGATCCGACTTCTCTTTTGTCCATCATATGAACGATCTCGGTAATGCTGTATGGGTACAGGTTATTACCGTCCATTCCGATATCCAGTTTCTTACCGTTACCCCACTTATTTTGTGGTGATAAGTGAACGTGTCCGTGAAGGTGAATAACACCTTTACTTAGTCCATGCCAACTCGCCAAAGGATAGTGACACAAAACAAAGTTTGCACCATCTATTTTAACTTCAAGGTATTCTTGGACTGAAATGAATCGATCTCTAATATCAGCTCGATTGGATTTGATGTGTTGGTCGTGATTGCCCATAATCAAGTGTACGTTTTTACAAACCAAACGGTCTAAAAACTCACCGATTTTATCGAACCCACCAAAAGAAACGTCACCTAAGTGAATTAAAGTATCGTTATATCCGACCTTCTCGTTTATGTTATTGATCATCTTATCGTTCATTTCACTTAACGTTTGGAAGTCTCGTGTTGACCCTATAGGTATTTTTCCATCAGGAGTTCTCCAATTGGTAATTCCACGACAAATATTTGTATGGTGGTAATGAGTATCGGATGTGATCCATACTCTTCCTGTTGTTAATATTTCACTAAATTTTATCATAATTTTATTTCAAAGCGATCGCGCATTTTTGTTAATACTTCTTCAGGAACATTATGTTCATTTACACCGCCGTGTCTGTTCTCAACAATTATTGAAAATACCCTGTAATCATGTTGTTCCGCCATTTCAACATATGGTTTCATTTCCCACTCTTGTGTGAATGTGTTTGAGACTACGATTGTTTCGTTTAATCCTGCGGTGTTGTTTAGGATCATTGCGGTGTTCACACTATCCTGACACCACTTATGTGCCTCTTTAATTTTGGACATGTCGAATTTATATTCGCCGTCCTTTATAAAAAACATGTCAGCTTCAAAATGTGTTCCACCCAAAGATTTGGCAAATGTTGATTTACCACTACCAGGTATACCACGAACAATATATAATGTTTTCATACCACAAAGGTAAGAAAAAAAACGGCATTAAAAAAGGGAGAGTGATCTCCCTTAAGTTTTTTTTTTAGATTTGTTTAGATATCAATACCTAAGTATTTTTTAATTGCTGCTTTAGTCATCGGACCAGAAATACCGTCAACATCAAGTCCTGCGTTGAATTGTTTGTTTAATCTGGTTTGGATATCCATAACCTCTGTTTTACTTTGTTCTTTTAAGATTTCACTTTCAATCATGTAATTTTTAATTTTTCTATACTGTGATTCAGTTACTTGTATTTTTTTCATTTTTTTCTTTTTTATTAGGTTAATTATAACTCACTATACATTTTATCTGTAATGGTAATTAGTTGGTTTTCTTCTTCACTACCCTGCTCAAATGGATTTATTATATCTTCCTCAGGGAATTTTTGTTTTATCACATTTAATACCGTTTGATAATCAAACGGATATATTTGTCCACCACCTCCTGATGTAGTTACTTCAGTACCTCCTGTTCCTCCAGTACCTCCTGTTCCTCCAGTATTATCAACTGGCGTGTATGTAAGTTCTTTCCATGTTTTTATCTTATCACCATTACAAAAAATACCTTTTAAAGTACTCATAAGACCATCGTTTTTCAAATCGTCTATACCGTCATTATAAATGAATGTATTTCTATTACAATAAGTAACAACTCCTGTATTACCTAAAACAATTTTACCGTTATTCTTTTTATAATCGTGAAAAACTACGGTAGCTGCAGGTATCATTTTTGGGAATTTTGTTGTGAAATCGACACTAGCCTTTAAAGGTTGATCAGAACGTAATGTATAAGTTCCGTTAGTTTTATTTAATTTACCCCTACCCTCCGTATTAGGTTTTGGTTCATTACCACCACCACCAATATTTGCCGTGTTTTGTGTACCACACTTTTTTGAAATTATTTTTTTTGAGTTTGGTCCAACCTGAAGTACTGTACCCTGTAGTCCACTGTCTTCCATGGTAATAATATCGGGTTTTGAGCAGTCGACAGAAAAACCGCTTTTATAATTCGCCTTTTTATCAACAAAAACACCTTTTACTGTATTACCAACTTTTTTTGTTGTTTTGAATGAACTAAATGTCCCTTTTTTATCAACAGCTCCGCTACCCCCACTTTTGACTAGTTTCCAAGTGTAATTTTGGTTTTCGTTTAAAATTGTGTTTTTGTGTAAATCCAAAATTCTTTGTGATTCTCCCTCAGTAATATTTAATTTATTTCTCATACACTACAGATCAGCAAAAATTTTATCAGTAACTATAACATTTTTAACTTCTTCTTCATCACCTTGTTCAAATGGATTTATTATTTCTTCTTCGGGGAATGCTTTCAATATAGTCTCATAATCAAATGGATATATTTGTCCTCCTGTTGTTGAGCTTCCTCCACCACCCTGGTCAGGAACTGGTGTAGGTGCAGGTCCTGTTTGAGTCACTTGAGGTTTGGCAAAGTATAAATTTTTCTTAGTTACAGGGCAGAATTTATATTTTCTAACTCTTGTTTTGTCACCCGCCAACTCTTTATACCTTTTTTCAGTTATCTGTGTGTAACCAGCATCTGTAAAACTTTTTACGATACTTGGACATCCCTTTTTAGATGGTGTTGGTGTAGGAGTTGGTTGAGTTTCTTCTTTCCCTTCAATACCCATTACTTTATTAACCGCAGCACTCAAAATAGAGAAACTTACATCACCGTCGAACGCATTATCATAATCCTCGAAAAAATTATCCTCGGCATAATTTTTATCATAAAGTGAAATTAACCTACAAAAATTACCTTTGTTTTTTGACTTATATATTTGTTGTGCAACCCAATTTGCGGCTTTCTTTGACCTCCCTAAGAACGAAGATCTGTCTAAAATATCTGCAGACCACTGAACATCAGTAGGCCATTTTTTAATGTTGGCCGCCAATTTATTTAACGCTGAATCACTCATGGTTGGTTTATCCTTAACATATTGACAAGTGAGAATTTTATTTCTTACTCTATCCCAAATAGCTTCGTTGAGTGGAATTCTACTTGTTACATTTTCTTGAATTTTTTCTTTATGTAATGAAAGAATCCTTTTAGATTCCTCTTCGGTTAATACAAATTTGCTTTTCATATTATATTTTTCTTAATAAATATACCAAAAACAAAAAAAGGTGAGAAAACTCTCACCTTAATTTGGTCCGACATGAATCTGTCATCTACTCCACCACTTTGTTTTGATAGAACAAAGAAACTATATTTTTGTCATCCAAAGTTTAACCTTCCGACTTGTATTAAATATATCATAAAAATCTAACCCGTCAACCTTTCCTGAAACAATATTATAATTAAATAAACTTCCACCAATATTACCCCAAGTTGTATCATACAAACTTAATTTATATGTCGTTGGTGTCACACCCAAATTATAGACACTTGAATCTCCGTTGAAAATATAAACTCTTTCGCTAACAAAGATCATGGTGTCTGATCGGTCTTCATACATCATATCTGTGTTCAGGACTTTTGTAATCACCCAAGTCTGTCCTGCTAACGATAGTGTACTATCCACCAACGTAGGATTGGTAATAATTGGTTGTGGTGTAATCGGTTCTTGCGGTACTAGCTCTTGTTTGCTACAAGAACTTAAAAAAAGAACACTCGTCAAAATACTTACAAATACTTTCATCATACTAAACTTTCAATTTTGTTTCTAACTTGTTCACTAACACTAATCTCACTGACATTCGTCAAGATTACCGACTCTTTCAATATCTTATGTGGAATGTGTACCAAGAAGGTATTACCATCAAAGTAAGAAAGGTCCTCACCAACGTTCAAAGCCCCATCTACCATTTTCAAAAAGATTTTGAATTGGATTGGATCAACGAAAGACTCGGTAAGTAAGTTACCAAATTTCTCATTCATAATTTTAATGGTGTGGTTGAAGGTTGTCTTGATCATCTGTGATTTATTTCTACAAATATAGTAAATCTTTTGGGATCGAAAAACTATTTGAGGACTTTTTTCAAAATATCGTATAATTCTTTTGTGTTCTTTTGTTTCGGTATGTCCTTACTTTCAAAGTATTTGCAAGTGGTGTGTTCCTTACCGTGACTTGCCTTTTCTAAATCTACTTCTTTTTTATCTTTTGTTTCTTGTAAAAAAACAAACATCATTCCTGTTTTTAACCCATCTTCATTTTTAGTATCAATCATACCAACTAAATCAAGATCTATGGTAAGTTCAATATTTGTTTCCTCATGGACTTCTCTGATTGCCGCCTGACCTGGTGATTCACCATTTTCAATACCACCACCCGGTATAGACCAGTGGTTAGGTAAAGACTCTTTTGGTGATCGTTTACAAAGTAAAACCTCATCACCATGTTTAATTATAACACCAGCACTTCTTCTAAACTTTTTCATAGATATTTATAAATATGAATGTAAAAATAAATGATAACCTTTTTAGTGTTAAACCTGTATTAACATCTAAGGATATACAAAATGGAATGATGGGTAAAAAGTTCGATGGGACTTTTGACGGTATGTTATTTTTAATGAAAAATGGACCACACTCATTTTGGATGAAAAATTGTATAGTCCATTTAGACATTATTTTTATTGATGGTAACCAAATCACCAAGATACATCATAATTGTAAGCCTTGTCATACTGAAGATTGTGAGTCTTATAAAGGTAATGGTGATATGATCTTAGAATTACCTGGTGGTGATTGTAAAAAATACGACATCAAAGAAGGTGATCTTATTGATCTTCAACCTTAACCTTATGTTTTTCGTCAACAAAAGCCTGAACTCTACCTCTTGCAACATCTGCGTAGTTTGGAGATAATTCAATCCCTAACCATCTACGGTCTAAGATCTCAGCGGCAACCAAACTAGTTCCTGATCCAGCAAATGGATCTAAGACTACATCGTTCTTGTAGGACAATATCTTAATCGCTTTGGTTGGTATGTCCATCGAGAAGGTAGCCTTGGTGAGTGACTTAGTGTCAGCGAAATAATTCCACTGACCAAAAACAAGTTCCATAAACTCTTTTTTATTGTTTTCACTATACACCATTTTATTCCTTTTCGTACCATCTTCATTCTCAATTTCCGTTAATTCGCCTGTCCACTCAGGTTGACCTTTAATTTTCTTAATGTGTTGTTTTTTGTATGCCAAAATCACACACTCTTTTGGGTTATAGATGTAAGGACTTGATGGGCTCATCCAAGAACCCCAAGCCGTTGTCTTACTTCTGTGTGGTGATTGTTCTTCCAAATCCACGATACCAAAGAACCCATAACCAATCTCTTGCATAATTCTCCACATCTCCGCAACGAAGAATATACGACCACCTTTCTTTTGACGATTAATCTCGTAAGGAATGTTCAACGCGATTCGTCCATCATCCTTCAATAATCTATATGCCTCCGACATCCAATTTTTCGCAAACTCTTTATATTCATTAAACTCCACGTCGTCTTCGTGAACATCATACGCAATACCCACCCCATAAGGAGGTGATGTAACGATTAGATCTACCGATCCTTCTGGTAATGTCTTCATTACCTCAACGCAATCTCCGTTGATAATCTTTCCTGTCTCTATCATTATTTTTCTATATTTAAATTTTCTAAAAAATCCCAAACCTCATTTGAAAACTCTTCGTAGAGGTCACCATCTTCGTCGTCTGATAGATCAATCACATATTCATCAAGGCAATTATCAACAATTATTTCGTGTAATTCTCCAAGCGTTTGTTCGTCATTTTTTAATTCATCGTACTTTTCTTGAATATGATTTTTTTGTTTTTCTGTTAATTTCATATGTTATACTCCTGCTGTTAAATGATAATAGTATCCTTTACTGGACATATCACCAAATGATTTATATAATTTATATTCTTTATCATCATAGAGAATATCTGTGACAATTTCAACTCTACAACCCACATCAAAACTTTTAAATCTTAATTTTTCAATATCAAAATCTTCTTCAAGTGGAATATCGTAGATGACATGATCACCCTTCACATAGTCTTCGATGATGAGGTATTTGTCTTCATCACAATAGATCTCCTCAAAATCACATTTATCGGGATCAAACTTATCCGTTTCATAAATAACATTACCCTCTTGATCTTCTACTTTAACGTACATCGAGTTAAAATATGGTCCCAACATACTATCGTTTGGACAATCAAAATAACTTTCAGCTTCCAAGATTTCACAAATCTCATCGTACTCCAACTCATCATGTTCAACACCTTTATCTCTAAAGACCTCGTATTGATCGTTATTAATTTTGAAGGGGTAGACTTCGGCTCCTCGACCTCCTAATGTAATTTTATAATATTTCATTCAGCGATAAATTTTACAAGTGAATATGTTACCAAAATTATGACGAGTACGGCTGCGAATCCAGCAAAGATTCTCATACCCATATAGTTTCTTTCAATTTGGTCTTTTGACCTACCTTGATAATCTTCGGGGTTAAATTCTTCTTTCATAGTTAAAGTGTATGAGCGATTATTTGTGCCAATTTATATCCTGTAAATGCTCCAATTGCCGCGGAACCCGGAAGAACTATAAACTTACCTAACATCGTTTCGTATTTCTTCCTGTTTACAATATAAGAAATTAACATGTAATAAACAATATAATTAATTAAAACTAAAAAGTCCAGTTCTTTTGATACAAATACCACGATAGAATTACCGAGTAGTCCCCACATAAAGTTTATAAGGGTTTCTCGTATTAATTCCGCTGGTGTTGTGATCGCGTCTAAGACACTAATCTCTTTTTCAAGACCTGTTTTCTTCGAGTGTTTTGATGTGGTGTTGGAGGTACCATAGGGCTTTTCTGAGGTCCTCAAGTTCTTTGTCTTTTCCTTTTTTTCCTGCACGACTTATATATTTTACTGTGTTTCCTAAACTAAACCCTAATTCCCAAGCGTCAATCACTTTGATGGCTTCGTATGGGTTATCTTGTCCTCCGTAATGTTGAGGGTGATTTACCTGTTCACTCATTTTATTTCAACTTTATCTGCGTTTAACATTGCCTTTTTAAGTGCTTCAGGTAATGAGGAAGATTGTATTAACGACTCAGTATCAAATTTAATTACCTCCGGTTCAACATTCATCTTTGTCTGCATCGTTTCCTTATCATATTCATGATCATCATCATTAATGTATTCAGATAATAACTCTTCGTTAGTTATGGTTCCATATTTATCAACAAGACCATCCATATCAACAAATGAAGTCATCATGTGTTTTGTGTTATAAATTTGTTCTGTAACATCAAGGGACTTAACAATCTCACGAATGATTTTGTATGGATCGGCATTTGATCCTGGTCTACGATCTTCAATATATCCTTTCCATTCTTTCGCTGTGTCCTGAGGAACTCTAATTGACGCTCCACGATCTGATACACCCCAACTAAACTTATCAATCGCTTGTGTCTCATACTCACCAGTCAAACGAAGGTTGTTGTTAGATCCGTAAGCTTTGATATGATCTTGATGTCTTGATTCAAACGCGTTAAATAACGCCATAAAGTATTCTTCATTACCATCAAATCTCATCGTGTCTGTTGAGAAGTTTGTGTGTAGTCCTGACCCATTCCACTCACCATGTGTTAATGGTTTAGGGTGAAGTTCGATATGATATCCATATTTTTCAGCTGTTTTGAATAGGAAGTATCGGGTCATCCAAAGGTCATCACCGCCTTTAAGTTTACCTTTAGAGAACACCTGATATTCCCACTGACCCAAAGCTACCTCAGCGTTTGTACCGGTAATATCAATTCCGTGTCTCAAACACATATCCGTATGTTCCTCAACAAACTCACGACCCGCAACATTATGTCCAACACCACAATAGTATTCACCCTGTCCTTTAAGGATGTTTCTTTTGTGACCTAAGATGTTTCCATTAATCTCTTCACGAATGAAATATTCTTGTTCAAATCCAAACCATAAGTCCTCAAACCCTTCACCAATTTGTGATCTTTTGTTTGACTCATGTGGTGTTCCGTCAGGATTTAACACCTCACACAAAACATAGACAGTAGATAAGACCTCAGAAACATAATGTCTTACAGGTTTTAATAGACGATCAGAGTTTCCAGTCACCGCCTGATTTGTGGAAGACCCATCAAAATTCCACATCGGGAATTGTCCGTCAAGGAATGCATTTTTAATTGACTCATATTCTACAATTTTCACCTTACTTCTAAGGTTTGGTTCCGGCTTATACCCATCAAGCCATACATATTCTAACTTAATTTTCATTTCATTTTATTTATTACGGTTATTATTTCTTCTTTGGTAAAACCTTCAATATACATCCTATAAACTTTGCGTGAAAAATCGTCGGTGCAAATAATCGCATCGGCGTCTAAATAGGAGAAAAGATTATTAAGATTAAGTAAAATGTTTTCTTTCTTAAGTAATCTCTTATTAAAACTCATCTTATTCGGTTTCTTGGTTTTCTTCTTGAACTTTTGTTTGAGAGATCAGACCTGCAATTCGTCGTTTGAATAAGGGTAAAAGTGTTTCGTCTATTGGGAAAATTCCGTTTGATGACATTTGAAACACGGGACTCATTCGCTTATCTTTACTATCATACGTAGAAAAATTAGTAATAATTTTTGGTATGGTCAACTCTCCCATCTCATCAGAATAAATTAAATTAATATTTGTCATTCTTTGTGGGTTTGTTCTTGTTTCTTTTTTAATAAGATATTCCCAAACGTATGTTTTTTTTGTTGTAGATTCGGTATAAAAAAAATAACCTTTTGGATATAATATATTCTTTTTATTTCGTTTGATTTTCATGTCCAAAGAATCAAATACTATGGTCCAAACTGATTTTGCGACGTTGAAGTACTCCATTATTCTTGGTGCCGAGAATGATAATATGTCTCTGAACTCGGTCATTTCATCTCGAGTCATTTCGGGTATTGATTTGACTTTCAAATCTTTAACCATAATCTCATCGTCAATATTATTTAATTTTTTTTCTGTGTAGACGATCTTACCATCTCTCATTAAAGCTTGGACATTCATGAGGTGTAGGGATAGTTCGATGAACCCCGGATATAACTCTAACTTATCCAGTTTTTCACCCATTTTTTGAAAATATGAAAGGAGTTTGTATTCTTTATACTCTCGATCGATTGGTTTTTCAAACATCCAATCGGTGTTCATTAAAAATTCTATTTTCTTTTTCTTCGCCATTATATAGTTAAAAAGTAAGTCAAAGATGTTAACAAATAAAGACCTAACTTACTCTCATTATATAATAGTCTTCTCCATCTATTTCGGCAAGATCTGCATCACCATCATATGAGTTTAATAAATTACCATAACCATCAGACCTTAGTATTTCGGCGGTGACCGTATCTATATCAACAAAATCCATGATAAAGTTTTTATCGAAACCAAAATCTTTAATAAATGTTTCAATATCATCTTCATACTCATCAACTCTTTCATCCACAAGTGATTGCATATAATCTTCATCATAATCACCTTGAGGATCTTCCTCAATATCTTCAATTATATTTTCAAATCCTTCGATTTTTTTGAGGATTATATTTTTTTGATCTTCGGGTAAGTTCTCAGCAGTTAATTTAGTTTTAAGGTCATTAATTGATTTTTGGAATTTTTCTACTTGAGTTTTTTGAGTGTAAGACAAAGCCAAAGGAACTTCGTATTCTTCAGGATTCTGATAGATTATATCACCATAAAATTCATCTAACCATCTTCTCCAATGATCTTTATCTATTGAGTTATCCCAAACCCAACTTGCAAACGCATCGTAACCCATATCATCGATCATATTTTCAACCGAAATTTTTGCTGCCATGTCCGCCTCATCTTCCGTATATACATCATAGAGAATACCGTCAAATTTGTTATCACCACCTAACCATTCATATTGTTTACCATAACCATAGGATCCTTTACCTTGAGGATATATAAAATATTTATCTTCACGTACTTCGTTACCCTCCTCATCTTCGGTCATACCAACATTACCATGCATATTTAAAATACTGTATAACGCTGATGTTCTTTTAGCATCATCATCGTCATTATCACTATTCCATTCATCATTTGCTCTTAAGACATTTAACTCATTAAGTTTTTTATTAAGTTCTACCTGTCTTTGTTTTTTCCACATTGTGGATCCGTAGTTACCAATATAACCATCAACAGTAATACCATTTAGATGTGGAACATTTGAATATGATATATCCAATCTTCCCATTATCCTTACAACACCGGTAAGTGGTCCAACGTTTTTCTGATCTCGGAGGTTTAAGTCACCATTAATTACAATACCTTTACCTTTATATGGTTTTAGTTTGGGGATCCTTTCTGCCACACCACCAACGTCTTCTAATTGTTCAAGATATTGTTCAGGCGTAATAGTTACAAGATTCTCATCCTGTTCTATAAGTAAATTAGTTAAAAGATTTTTAATTGACATATGTTATAAATATCGTAAGAATATAATTGATTATTGTATTTTTCCAACTAATCTTATTTTAACAGATATTTATAGACAAATAAACCAATTAAAATATAAAGTCATGGGCTGCGGATGTAAAAACAAACAACAAGCACAACAACCTCAAACACAAACACAGACTCAACAAGGTACTAACACTGCACAAACAAACGTACAAGAGTCAGTTAAGAAAATTGTGAACAAATATTACAGAAGGTAATATTTCCGTGTATCATCGGATAAAGGTGTTTCATTTGAGACACCTTTTTTTTATTTATGATATTTATTCAATATGAGTTTAGAGAGAGCAAAAAATTTACTTAAATCTTTTAATGATGGTGAATATTATGAAGATATTGAGCCGTTCTTTAATACTGTGATTAATTTTTTAAACTTTATCAAAAAATATGGTTTATTAGATGATCTTAGTTTGGGAGAATTACCGTCTAGAGAGTTTGATGAGGAAATTTTTCAATTTTTAGTTGATAATGGTATTGTAACTAATTTAGATTATGATACAATGCCTGAAGAATTTAAAAATCTATACCTTCTTCATGGTTTAGAAAACAACTATGAAGATACGATGCTTTATATCACACATGAACTTATTCCTGATGTTGATGTTAGACCTGATGGTTTTTATTTTTATGTAAAAGATAGAGAATACTTATCTAATCTTTTTTGTGGTAGCAGACGAGGTGAAGGTGCAAGAGGTATCGCAAAAATGATTTTAAGTGAAGATGGTATGGGTCATGACTGGTATTACGATAGTGGTGTAAAACCATATCAAGTTGTTGATGAATTGGATGAGGCAAACATAACGAGACTAAAAGATATTATATATAAAGAAGTTGGAGATAAGGAATTGTCTTTGGAGGATTACGACTCTGATTTTTTTGAAGGTCTTTCTGAAGAACAAGGAACTGATGGTTATTTTAGATTAAGATCTCAAGACTTAAATGATTTGGTGAAAGATGAGGATGCAATAAATGAACTATTCAGTAATGACTTAGAAGAAATAGGTCAAGAGTTAAGAAGTTTATATTACAACTCTGAAAATCAAGCATATGAAGATGAGGTTTATGGTCTTGTTTATGGTGGTTTAGAGGACTTTTTTGAAGGTAACTTTGATACTATATCAAGAGAAGTTACTTTAAGAGATGGAACCAAGAAAACAAGATATGACGAGTATTTGAAGATCAGGAATTTCCCAAATATTATTGGGGAATTTTTAAGTAGTAGAAAAATGGACTCATACAGTGACTCTCATTTAGAATATTTTGGTGATTTCGTAACTCTACTTGTCGGAATGATGAATGAAAGTGAACTTGAGTGCATTGATTTTAGAGTACCAGATTATCCTGACTGGAGTAGAACAAGAAAGAACATTAACGAAAACTTCCCTGATTACATCTAACTATTTATTGTTTAATTTATTTCCCATATACATTTAAAAAAGTTAAATTATATGAGAAAATTAGAAAAAAACACAAGACGGTATTTTGTAAATCTATTTGCCGACTACATTCTATCTAAATTCGACAAGAAAGAAAATACGATAATCCAAATCACAGATTGTGAAACCTTTGTAGTTGTTAATGGTCAAACAACAAGTGATAAAGAGTTAGATCTTAGTGATCTTAAATACGACTTCATAAAAGAGTTTGAGGACCTTTTCACATCATTAGATATGAAGGACATCAACGTAATCGATATAATCAAATACGAACAAACTATTGACGATTTATCTAAGGCTTGGGTTAGGGTTAATAAATCACTTCAGGTCGAAGAAGAAGAACCATTTACTGAGATCAGTGTATCATCAGAATTCCCCTACGGTTATAGTTTAGGATGTGGTAGAGGAATTTACTACTACGGACATTATATCTTCAACCAAATGTATAGTCTACTTGGTGTAGATAATTTAATGTTCTATTATAATAGTGAGATTGATGAGGAGGAAGATCACAAAATAAAAATTGTTTCAGATTCAAGAATACCAAATAAAACAATCAAAGATCTTGTTTTAGATGTATTCGATATGAATGTAAAAGAATTTAGTGAGTGTCTAACAAACTACAACTTAATTGAGGATATTACCAAACCTGATGATCCAAAACCATATTTGGTTCAGGATAGATTAGAAGACATTATATTAATATAAAGAAAAACCCCTCGAATTTGAGGGGTTTTGTTTTTTATCTTTCGAAAAATTCTCTGATTATATTTAATCCTTGTTCTACATCCTCGAAGTCTCGATCAGGTGCGTAAAGACCTGTGGTCGGTTTTTCACTTTCAGGATTTTCCACTAACATAAATGCTGGAACAAAATCATTACCAGTTGCTTCCACAAACATGTCATATTCTTCTTCGTGTTCATCAATATCTCTATCGATAAAATCAATCCCCGCTTCAGTTAACATTTTTTTGAAGTCGTGACAGTGGGGGCAACTCTTCATGGTGAAGACAACTGCAATCTTATCCATGAATTAACTCTCCGATCATCTCGTTTATTTGATTCTCGTTGAGAGCACCAATTTTAGTGTCAACTACTTCACCTGAGTTAAACACTTTAACAGTAGGGATACTTCTAATACCAAGACCTGCCGCAGCCTCTTTATTCATATCAACGTTCATAGTATACATTTGAACTTCGGTTGTGTTAGATTTGGCAACTTTTTCAAATATTGGTTTCATCATTTTACATGGTCCACACCAAGGTGCCCAAAACTCAACAACAATTTTTTCACCATTTTTAATTTTTTCTTGTAATTCTACACTACTAATTTCCATTTTTTTTCAATTTTTTTAAGTTTAATATAAAGAACTCAACATCTTTTTTCTTTCTAATAGGATAATAAATCTTACAAGAAAAAGAAGAGAACATTGACTCACTTCTAGATAAATATAGGTAAATGTCGTCATCAAAAACAAAAATTGATTCAAGATACGACATTTGTCCTGAAACCTCTTTACCGTCCAATAAATAAGGTGTGAATTTAGGTTTAGTAAAAAGAAATTCAGGTGTTAATTCGTGAGTATCTTCGAGCGTATTGATCGATAGTAATTCAGATTTTGTTTCTTGATTAAGTTTTAAAAACTTTTCTTCGTGTATGAAATTTCCCATAATTTAAAAAATGGGGGTCAGTGACCCCCGTTTTAGTTTAGATTAATAATAGTTCAGCGGCTTCCCAAAGTTTAGTGTTTAATCGGTTTGAAGCTTGGATGCTGTTAATCCCACGTAGTTTGGTTGTTCGTCCTCGTGGTGTTTGGTATGAAAACCCGCCCTTTACCATCTTCTCTTGGATCACGTTGAAGGTTGTCCATAGATCGTCACCTTCGTCTTCAGGTCGGAATGGTGTAAGGATATCACTCATATCCAAAGATTGTGGTTGGTTCCCAACTGCCCATCGGATCTTAACCGCTTCGCTAACCAAACGTAGTTTTTCTTTCTCAGTCAACTGACGCTCCATCATTCGGTTTACAGATGCCTCAATCTTTGGAAGTTTCTGTGAGAATGAGTCAGCCAATTCTTTTACGTCGTCGTATGAGAAGTGGTTGT